TACCGGTGGCGGTGGCGGTGGAGATGGTAGTGCACCTAGACCAGGAAGACCAGGTGGTTCTGGTGGAGGAGGTGGCGGTGGACAACAAGCTGGAAATATGCCAGGTGGTACTGGAAATACTCCTCCGGTTAGTCCTCCTCAAGGTAGTAATGGTGGTGCAGGTGGAAGTCCTAGCCCTGATGAAAAATCAGCTGGTGGTGGTGGAGCAATGGCTGTAGGTGGTCCTGCAGTAGCACAAACACCAACGGGTCCAGGTGGAGCAGGAGCAGGTATTCCTACTGCGTTTGGTGCTAACGGTGTTCCAAATGCACCAACAGATGCTTTTAGATATTATGCCGGTGGCGGGTCAGGTGGTACAACTAATTGTTTTTCCGGTGGTACTGCTGGAATTGGTGGTGGTGGAAATAATTCAACTAATGGAACAGATAATACTGGTGGTGGCGGTGGTGGTGGAAATGCAACAACAAGTGCTGGAAGCGGAGCCGGCGGTTCAGGTATAGTAGTAATAAGATATAGGTTTCAAGCAGACTAAAATATAAGGAAAAAATTATGGCACATTTTGCAAAAATATCAGAAGACAACGAGATACTTACTATACTTACTTTTAATAATGCAGACATGTTAAATGCAGACGGCGTTGAAGATGAAACTGTAGGACAACAATATTTAGAACAACACAACAACTGGCCAGCACAGATGTGGATTCAAACATCTTACAATACTTATAATAACATCCACTTAAATGGTGGGACTGCATTTAGAGGAAATTATGCAGAAATGGGTGGTACTTGGGATGAAGATAACAATATTTTTTGGCCTAAAAAACCTTATGCATCTTGGGTAAAAAATATATCTAAAGCAAAATGGGAGTCACCTATTGGAGATTCACCTTTATTTACTGATGAACAAATTGCAGATACAGATAATTCATATTATTATAATTGGAATGAATCTGGTCAATCTTGGGATATAGAAATTATTCCAGTTATTCCAGTTGTTTCTTAATACTTGACAAACTAATTTAAATTTATTATCTATGGTGGTAGGTATGCAAAAGAAAGTATTAACAGAGCAGTCAATTTATTTTGGAGATGTTTCAATGCCGAAACATTGGGAAATAGATAGAACTGAATTAGCTCATCACATTTTACACTCTAGTTTAACTAATCAAGAATTACAATTTTCACAGACTTACACTAAGTTAAATACTTATATGCAAGATTTTATTAATCTTAAACATAAAATTAAGTTAGTTAACAAATCAATGTGGGGAGATATATATAAACCTAATGAGACAACAATTCCTTTATTAAATATTGATCCGGTGGATCTACGTAACTCTCCAGATTTTACAATGCTTTATGGTGTTGAGACAAAAGATTGCCATGTTCGTATTTATTATGATGATAATAGACGTAAGGGAAGAAGTTGGGATATAGAACTTAAAAACAATATGTTTATTATGTTTCCCTCAACTAATATGTATTACCTAACTAATAATCAAAAAAGTAGTTTAAATTTTGTACAAACTACACTGTATGAATATATATGATTAATTGTGGTTATTATTATTGGGGTAATCAAGTAAAATTATTAAGTCAAATTAATAAAATTATAGATAAAAAATCTGTTTTAAAAAAAGATGTAGGAAAAGCAAAAAATTCTACAAAAACATCAGTAGTTAAATACATAGAATATGGTTATTTAAGTAAATTTTTAAATGACTACGTTGTTAAAGCACTATCGGTAAACTCAGATTATTTTGGTTATAGTTTATTTCCTATGTCTCCTAGTAAAATTTTAAATGTAAATTATTATTCGGAAAATGAAAAATATGAATGGCATTATGATGCTTCTAGAAACCCTGTAAATGATATAAAATTAACTTTATTAATTAATTTGTCTGAAAAAAAATATGAAGGAGGAGAATTTCAAATTTTTGAATCAGAAAATCCTGAAACTATTTTTAATTTTTCAAAAGGCGGAGATATGTTATTATTAAAATCTAGTATACTCCACAGAGTAAATCCGGTTACAAAAGGGATAAGAAAAAGTTTAACTATTTTTTTAGAGGGACCTAAATTTATATGACTATATCTAATTACTATTGGTATTTTAAATCTGCATTAACACCTAGATTTTGTGATGAAGTTATAGCTTATGCTAATTTGCAAAAAGAACAAATGGCTTTAACTGGTGGTTATAGTAATAGAAAATTAAAAAAAGAAGAAATTAAAAATTTAAAAAGAAAAAGAAACTCTGATTTAGTTTGGCTTGATGATACTTGGATTTATAAAGAAATACATCCTTTTGTCCATGAAGCAAATAAAAACGCAGGTTGGAATTATGAATGGCATAGAAGTGAGGCTTGTCAGTTTACAAAATATAAACTTAATCAATATTATGATTGGCATTGTGATGGTTGGGATAAACCTTATGAAAAAGAAGGTCCAGACAAAGGCAAGATTAGAAAACTATCTATGACGTGTCAATTAACCGATGGTTCAGAATATGAAGGTGGAGAATTAGAATTTGATTTTAGAAACTATGATCCGCATATGAGAGAAGAAGCTAAACATTTGAAACAAGCAAAAGAGATATTACCTAAAGGAAGTATTATTGTGTTTCCATCATTTGTATGGCATAGAGTTAAACCCATAACGAAAGGAACGAGATATTCATTGGTAATGTGGAACCTAGGATATCCATTTAAATAATATGAATATAAATGAATATTTTAAAACACCTATTTGGTCTGAACAAAAACCAGAGTTTATAAAATCATTAAATAAAACATCTGATAAATATATTAAAACTGCTAAAAATATCCCGGAAGCTAAAGCACATATAAAAAAATTTGGAGACTTTGGAAGAAGCTATCATTCGACTTCATTAATGAATGATAATAATTTTAGAGATTTTAGAGATTACATAGGAAATAAATCTTGGGAATATTTAGATCATCAAGGTTATGATATGTCACAATACACAACTATGTTTAGTGAGATGTGGGTACAAGAGTTTGCTAAAAAAGGTGGTGGTAGTCATTCAGCACATATACATTGGAATCAACATGTATCAGGTTTTTACTTTTTAAAATGTAGTAATAAAACATCTATGCCAGTTTTTCATGAACCGAGAACAGGAGCAAGAGCTACAAAATTACAAATAAAACCAAAGATAAAAGAAATTGTTAATGGTACTGAACTAGTTCATTTTAAACCTCAACCAGGAACACTACTTATTTTTCCAGGTTATTTAGAACATGAATTTTCAGTAGATTATGGTATTGAACCATTTAGATTTATACATTGGAACCTGCAAGCAGTGCCTAAAGGAATGGCCAAAGATGTTTAAAAAGAAAAAGTATACAGTTATTCGTCAGGCAATATCAACCGACTTAGCAACTTTTGTGGCAAATTATTTTATGATGCAAAAACAAGTTTATGATACTTGTAGACAAGCAAGATACATTTCACTTTTTGAAAACATTATAGGTCACTACGAAGGTAAAAATGAACAGATACCAAAAACTTATAGTCATTATTCTAATATTGCTATGGAAACTTTAATGTTAAAATGCCAACCTAAAATGGAAGAGGTTACAGGACTAAAATTATACCCAGCTTATACTTATGCAAGAATATATAAAAAAGGTGATGAACTTAAAAGACACAAAGATAGATTTAGTTGTGAAATATCTACGACTATGAATCTAGGGGGTGATGATTGGCCAATATATTTAGAGCCTTCTGGAAAAGAAGGGTTAAAAGGAATACAGGTTAATTTAAAACCAGGAGACATGTTAGTCTATTCTGGCTGTGAGTTAGAGCATTGGCGAAATAAATTTAAAGGTAATGAGTGTGTTCAAGTATTTCTTCATTACAATAACAAAAAAACTCCAGGGTCTAAAGATAATATGTTTGACAAACGTCCACATTTAGGTCTTCCATCTTGGTTTAAACGATGATATATCCCTATAATGGAGACAGTAATCCACCATACCTACTGTCTCCTTTATAAGGATTTATATGTTACAGAAACTAGGATTTGCTCCAGGATATAATAAACAAGTTACTGAACTAGGTGCCGAAGGGCAATGGTTTGATGGTAATAATGTTAGGTTTAGATATGGTTCGCCAGAAAAAATAGGTGGTTGGGATCAATTAGGTCAAGATAAATTAACTGGAGCTGGAAGAGCTTTACATCATTTTGACAATAATGCAGGAACTAAGTACGCAGTAATTGGTACAAACAGAATGTTATATGTTTATTCTGCAGGTTCTTATTATGATATTACTCCGATAAGAACAACAATTGGTAGTATTAATTTTACATCTGATTCAGGAACACCAACAGTTACAATTACATTTCCATCTTCTCATGGTATGGTGGAAAATGATATTATATTATTCAATGATGTTAGCGGAGTTACTGCAGTAGGTTCTACTTTTAATGATGCTTCTTTTGAAGATAAAAAATTTATGGCGACTTCAGTGCCGACATCTACAACAATTACAATTACAATGCCTGCCAATGAAACAGGAACTCCTTTAAATAATTCTGGAGATGGTAAAGGTGCTGCTTTTTATCATATAGGTCCGTCGCAACAGTTGGGTGGATTTGGTTGGGGTACTGCAAACTTTGGTGGAACTACATCCGGTATTGCAACTACTACACTAGCAACAGCTTTAACAAATACTACAACAACTGATGTTGTACTTACAAACTCAACAGCGTTTCCTTCTTCCGGAGAAATTAGAATTGGTACAGAGGACATTAGTTATACAAACAATGACCAGGCAACAGGGACCTTAAGTGGAGGAGCCAGAGGTGCAAATGGGACAACTAAAGCTACACATAGTGGAGGAGTAACAGTAAGTAATATTAGTGCTTTCGTTGCATGGGGTGAATCATCTACGGATGATGTAACACTCAACCCTGGTTTATGGGTTCTAGATAATTTTGGTACAAAATTAATTGCTCTTATTTATAATGGTGCATGTTTTGAATGGGACTCACAACCGGCAAATGCTACATCAATTAGAGCTACAATCATACCCAATGCTCCTACTGCGTCTAGACATGTATTAGTATCTACACCAGATAGACACCTGGTATTTTTTGGAACAGAAACAACTCTTGGGGATCCAACAACTCAAGACGACATGTTTATAAGATTTTCTTCTCAAGAAAGTATCGATCAAACAGATTCATATACAGTTACTGCAGAAAATACTGCTGGTACACAAAGACTTGCTGCAGGTTCTAAAATTATGGGAGCTATTAAAGGTAGAGATGCAATCTATGTATGGACCGACACAGGATTATTTTTAATGCAATTTGTGGGTCAACCTTTTACTTTCTCGTTTCAACAAGTAGGAACTAATTGTGGATTGCTTGGTAAAAATGCTTGTGTTGAAGTTGATGGTGTTGCTTATTGGATGTCAGAAAATGGTTTCTTTACTTATGATGGTCAATTAAAATCCATGCCTTGTTTTGTTGAGGATTATGTTTACGATGATTTAAATACTACATCACGAGATTTAATTAACTGTGGACTAAACAATTTGTTTACAGAAGTAAATTGGTTTTATTGCAGTGATGGGGTTAATCAAATTGACAGAGCAGTTACTTATAATTATTTAGAATCAAGTGCTAAGAGACCGGTATGGACTGTAAGTTCCACAACAACAGAAACTAATTCTGCTGGGGCTGCTACAAAAATAGGTTTACCAAGAGCTTCTTGGGCAGACTCTGCTGTATTTAAAAACCCACATGCAAACTATTATGATCCTGATAGTAATACTTCTTATGACGTACAAGGCAATACTGATGGCTGTACAATATATTATGAACATGAAACAGGGACAGACCAAATTGATTCTGGAGGAGTAGTTACTCCATTAAAAGGAATTATTAAATCAGGTGAGTTTGATATTACACAGAAAAGAGCTTCGTCAGGACAAAGTATTGGTATGCCAGACATTAGAGGAGATGGTGAATTTATTGCAAAAATTAGTCGTATTATACCTGATTTTATTGAACAAGTAGGAGACACTAGA